GCCTCCTAACAACACGCCACCCAACCGCGGCTCATATATGAAACCACCGCCAATCATTTATACACGCCGATAGCCGGTTATTTATAGGTCCTCCTTTCCATGGATAGGCTAGGTTAGCCTATTCTCCTTGTAATGGAATTGCTAAAACCATTTGCCGGGTTTAAAATCTGGATATCCAAACCATTGTTTGGCTTTCCTGGTTTTCCAGGAATAATCCAGGATTTCCAGGATTTCTTGGGGAATAAAAATTTCTTAATAAGGTAAGACTTTCCCATGATTTCCCAGGAATTTCCCGCGGGAAACCTGGCTAACCAGGAATAACCCTGGTTTACCTGGAATAATCCTGGCTTCCCTGGATAACCAGGAATAGCCCTGGTAAACCATTGCCTAGGACTGGAGGTTGTAAAACCATTTGCCTACCATTAGAGTAATCCAAGTAAATGGTTATAAAAATAGTTCTTGACAAAAGTAGATGGTATCTATATAGTATTATCTACATCATAATTAAATGATGAAATAAAGAAAAAGGAGAAACAAGATGACATACGAAGAAAGGAAGGCAATGTTTGAAGGAATGATAAAGAAGATGGCAACAAATTATGAAGCTTTTGAAAATGGGGCAATGACTAGAGATGAATTGGCAAATAAATTGGTGTTTGATGTTTATACATTTAATATTAAATACATTAGGGAAGGAGAATAAAAATGGACACAATTAATTTAATCTTTTTCGGTATTTGTGCAACAACATTGATGTTGATGGTAGTCAGGTGTTTGGACATAATCATAACAACCTTATTTGACATTTACGACATTAAGAAAGGGAGGAAATAAAGATGAACATTTTCAAACAACAAAAGGCAGAGGATCTTCTCGAAGAATTTATTTCCCGTAAAAGAGAAGTTTATAACGGTGATATCCGTAGAGAAGTGCAAGAAGCCGGCTTCTGTTATATAGCAGAATACCTACCCAACTTAACTTATAAAGAGTTTGAGCAGGTGGCGGCAGAGTATCTATAAATAATATAAAAGGAGATTGGTGTTTAATCTCCTTTTATATTGTCAAGTATAAGATGGTTAATACATAACCACACCATTCATTGGATATATAACCAATATTAATACCATCATCTACATTCATATATATAACACCATCAACCACACCATATATAACATATTGTATACCTTGGAATAGTTGGTCCTGAACTTTAAATACCATTCCTTGGCATTTTTTTGAAATCCCGACCGCTTTATCGGGGGCGGACGTGGGCACCCATATATAGGGGTTTTAAAAAAAATAAAAAAATAAATAAAATGTAAAGATTGTTTTTATAAACTATCATTTTTTTATTGACTTTATATAGAATGAGCGTAATATCAACATCAGCATACATCGAGAGTATGACTAAAAAAGAAAGAGAGAATAAAAAGATGACTAATAACAAAACAGAAAAGAAAGAAAGAAAGATTTTAAAGATCATTAGTGTTAACATCAAAAATGCTTTTAGTGCAATCAATATGAGATTAACAAAACTCGTTGCAAGTGACATTGCTATTGCTAGTGAATGTACTTCACAAGCGATGTTAATTGATTTTTGTTTAAGAATGAAATTTGAAACAAAAATCATCGCAGAAATGTTAGTCAGTGATAATGTATTGATTGAAAAGAAAAGATGTAAATCAATTAAATTAGCACTTGAAAGAATCGAACGTCATAGTGTTGACTTTGATACTCGCATACAAAAACGAAATGTCATAATTGACAATCTTGTCGCACGAGCGAGAAAAGCAAGAATTGATCAACACGAGCAAATTTTAAATTAGTGCAGACAAAAAAAGCAGACGTGACTCGACACGTCTGCTTTTATCTTGAAAAAAAATTTTATCTCAAAAGTCTAGGTCCTCACCACAAATTTTTTCCCAAATTTAGCAATGAGAGAAAATTTAATTCAACTTAAAGCGTATTGTATAGTTTTTCCTTAAATAAATGACGGACACCGATAGTTTTTATGATAGTTGACTATCTTTCTTTGTTCTGTTATAAGAGCAGGGAAGTTTTGACAATAAGTCTTATGGCTTAATTAAAGAAGGGAGTATTGTTTATGGTTGATTTAGATTCTTTAAAGATAGGTGAAATGCAATTAGAGAAGGGATTGATCCGTCGGGAAATAAGTATGTTTGCGTGGGACGGTATCCGTGACTGTAACTCTGAAGAAGGTTGCCCTGTAGTAGATATGTGTAAGTATCTGCATAAAGGTAAGTGTGCTGTGCAAGTGAAATACTTGGAAAGTCTTTACAAAGCGGTATTAGGTACTTATTCCTATTTAGATGAAGCTATGCTGTTTAAAGTAGGTATGCAGATTGTTCCTCTTTATGTTCAGCTTGTTCGTTTACAGATAGTGGAATTGTCTCTCCACTCACCAATGTCCTTTACTGATAAAGGTACACCATTTGTTCATCCTATCTACAAAGAGATTCGTGAGACGTTAAAAACTATTGCCGTTATGTGGAAGGATTTAGATTTAACTTTTAACTTTGGTGAAGCAGTAGTTTTATCTGGTAAGAAAAAGAATCCTAATATAGAGTCAGAGGAAATAAAAACCGTTGACTATGAACGTGGTGATCCTAACTTTTATAAACGCATCAGTCAGGAAGGACCGTCACAGAAAGGAATTATTCGATGATTCCCTTGGTTAAAAAGAAGATAATAAAAAAAGCGTCTATTAAGGATCCGGATTCTTTACCTAAATATGAGATTTATGAACCGGCTTCATATACGGACGGCCCTGAAGGGTTTATTAGTTGGTGTGAGCAAAACGTATCTATTCCCATTTATCCATTTGGTTCAGTTATGGCAGTCTGGTGTCCCATCAAAGACTTACCTGATACTCTTAATCCTGAGACAGGTCGGTCATACAAGTATATATGGGATCAACAAAAGGAAGTTGCCCGTGCAGGATTAAGAATGGTTGATGGTAAGTTTCTTTACAGATTGATCGTGCTTTGCTGGCCACGTGGAGAAGGAAAATCTTTGTTCGTCTGCTTGATTCAGTTATGGAAGTTTTTTAATTGGGCAAGACAGCAGATAGTTCTTGGAGCAAACTCTAAAGAACAGATCACCTTTGTTCACTTTGACATTATTAAGGACATCATTCTTAACTCACCTAACTTGCTTGCTGGTGTTGGGAAGAAAAACATATTAGAAAAGAAAATACGAATTACAGATGATAAAGGAAACGATGTTTCTATTATCCGAGCAATCTCATCTTTCAGTGGTATTGTTTCTAATATTACCGGATATACTTTCTCTGAAATCTTTGACATGAAAAATTCCAAGTTCTTTGTTCAGCTTGATGGTTCTATTCGTAATATACCTAATGCTATTGGTGTTATAGATTCCACTGTTTCTGCAAAGACACATATCCTTTATACACTATTTGACAGCTTTGTTCAGCGGACAAGTAAGACAATTTACTTTGATTATCGTTTCAGCAAAGACGGTAAAGCCGAAGACTATTGGAATCCTAATATGAGTCAAGCTCAATTAGATGATTACCGAGCTAAGTTCCCTTTAGGTGACTTTGAGAGATACTTCTTAAATGTCTGGAGTTCGTCTTCCCAGAAGATATTTACTGATGAGATGTTAGAAGCTATGCAGTATATCGGTATAGATGGTGCACCAGGAAACAATTCATCATTGATGCTTGCCATGACGGAGAAAGTTCGTTTACAAGATTCTATTCAGTCTTTTGTTAATGGTAGATTGTGGGACAAAACATTTGAAGATGAAAGAAGAAGCATTGAAGAAATTAACCGCAGAGTAATTCCTGTGGAGAAGTATTATACTTTAAGAGATAGTTCAGGTTCACCAAAGATGGCTACTATGGAAGCACTGGATAGATTAGGAATGTTATTTGACACAAAGTGGGCTGTTCTTGGTTCAATAGATAGAGCAGATCCTTTAAAAGTCACAAATAGAGGAGCAAGAACTGTTTTTGTTTGTATGGCAAAGGGATTGCCCGGAAGTGGTTCAAGACCGTTTATAGGAGATACTCAAGAAGTTCCAAATTATATTTATGTGATGTTGGATGTTGTGGATGTATCAGATCATAGTTTAGAAACATTGAAGGAGACAATACTCACTTGTCACAATGAGTTTGGGGGAATGGATAAGTTATGTGGTGAACGATGGGGGATATGGGATTTAGTTCCTTGGTGTGAAGAACAAGATATTCCTTTTGAAACAGTCTTCCCGACTTATGAGAAACAGAGGGGAGCTTTTAGTGAGTTGTATCTTGTTTCGTCAGGATGCAGATTAAAATGTCCTCCTTTAGGAGTTATGGGAAGCAAAGAAGTTGATTTGTTTAGAGAAGAAGCAAAAGTGTTCTTTCACGATCCTGATAAGCGTTGGTTTGGTTCTCCTGAAAAGAATGAAAAGAGTGGAATCCAAGATGATTGTATGTTCTCTGTTGCTTGGTGCATATATGGCGGAAGAGAGCTAAATGTCAACGATTTTAGAGAAAGAAGAAACCAATCCTTCTTTGGAACCATGATTACCGAGAAAAGAATACATGCTTATGGGTAGAAAAAGCTTGATTTTTCCCCTTTTTGATGATAATTAAGCAAAAAACAGGAAGGATTTACTTAAAATTTAACAGTTTTTGCTTAAAAAAAGGAGACAAAATGAGTAAAAATAAGATGAATGAAGCTGTTTCCGTGCTTAATACTTTAACAGATGAACAACTTTCCGTACTTCAATTCGCTATGCCGTGGCAACAAGGAGCAGAAAATGCAGCAGAAGAAACAGTTTCTAAAGATGCAGATGGGTTTAGTGACTCCAGTTTTAATAATTCTTTGATGAGTGATAGAGAAAAGCTTCAGCAGACTTGCTGGAATAAGTTTAATACAAATCCTCATGTAGGTACAGCAGTAAGAGGGCAAGTTGGTCGTCTTACTGGTCTTGGTTTTGAAATCACATCTGAAATTCAACAAATTCAAGAGGCAGTGGAAGAAAATGAGTTTGATCCACGAAATCGTTTATATATGTTCTGGTCAAAGTATGTTGGCAGAGCAATTGTTGAAGGTGAGTTGTTCCTTTTACTTACCATTCATACAGATGGATTTGTAGAAGTAGATTTCTTAGATCCTTCTCATATTTCAGGTGGTGGAGAAGATGGTATTCTTTATCACCCTAATAAAGCAACACTTCCTTTGTTCTATTATGTTACTCCAGAAAATACTACTGGATCAAGACAAACTCCAATACTTATTCCTTCAATCTTTCTTGCATACTATCCTGAGTTATTGGATGTTGCAAAAAAGATTGATAACTTCAATGTAGATCAAATGAAAGAATCTTTGGGCGGAAGTAAATATAAGAAGACTGGTGGATTTAAACGATTCATTGTTGCTTGGGATAGATCATTTGTTACCCGCAGAAACATATCTTACTTGAGAACTATTCTTGAGTGGTTGAATCAGTATGAAACATTGAAGAAATATGAAATTGATCATAAGAAATCTGCTGGAGCTTATTTATGGGTCATCACAATGGAAGATCCTAAAGCTTTCAGAACTTGGTTATCTTTGTCTGATGAGGAGAGAAGAAAGACAGGAATCATGGCAAAGAAAACTCCTGGTTCTACTTTGATACTTCCCCCAGGTCTTACTCTTACAGCACAAAATCCGAAACTGCCTACAATAAGTGAAACTGATACTGACATTCTTCATATGGTGACAAGTGGTTTAAATGAACCTGAAGATGTGTCAACAGGACAAGCAAAAGGAACATTTGCTTCAGTTAAAGCTTCTCGAGGTCCGATGTCGGATAGAACATCTGACGAAATTGCTTACTTTGAACGATTCTTAAAATATGAGTTCTATAGAGCAATCTTCTTTTTAAAGTCTAAGGTGAGTGACTTCCCTGAGGTATTTTCGATAAAGATGGCAGTTGATTTTGATGATAAACAGAAACCTGTATTCAAGAAGATAAAAAGAAAACCAGAATTTTTAATTGATATAACATTTCCTGGTTCCGAAGTTACTGATGCAGAGTCAAGAGCAAGAGCATACTTAGGAGTTAAACATGGTTCAATCTATGATACTCTTGGTATACCAAATAATGACATTGCAAAGAAACTAGGATTTGGTAATTATCGAAAACTTAGGTTGATTCACGCAACTGAAGAAGAAAGATATCCGAAGTTAGAACCACCTGTTGATGAAGCAGGAGAGCAGTTAGATCAGGAAGGTAGAAAGAAACTTTTAAAGAAAACAGAAGTTCCTGGAAAACCAGCACCTAAACCTGCTGTGCCAGCAGTACCTGCAAAAAAAGTATTAATTAAAAAGAAGGTGTAAAATGGCTGAAGGTATTTATCAAATAACTGAAGACTTTGAGAAAGCAATTCAAAGATACACTGGTGCTCCATATGCAATCGCAGTAGATAATCAAAGCAATGCAATGCTGCTTTGTTTATTGCATGAAGGTGTTGAAGGAAAAGAAATATCAATTCCGTGCAGAACATATCCTTCAGTTCCTTGTATGATTGTTTTTGCAGGAGGAAAAGTTAAATTTGAGCCTGTAGAAGGCTTGACTTTAAAAGGAGCATATCAATTAAAAGAAACTAGGATATGGGATTCTGCTCTTAGGTTTACTTGTGATATGTATATTCCAAATTCTCTTATGTGTTTGAGTTTTACAGGACCTTTTAAAAACTTAAAGCTAGGTAAAGGTGGAGCTATTCTAACAGATGATTATCAAGCTATGCTGTGGTTTAAAAGAGCAAGATTTAATGGTCGTAGAGAGTGTTCTTACCATACAGACAATTTTGATATGTTAGGATTTAATTTTTATATGTTACCGGAAATAGCTACTCGTGGTTTAATGTTAATGGGGCAATTTTATGATAGATTAAGTGGCAAAGCAATACATAATGAGGATATAGAATTACCGTATCCTGATTTATCACAATTTCCTATATACACGAAAGGAGAAATATGCAGAAACTTATCATTTTAGGTGGGGGAGGGTTTGCTTCAGAAATAATTGAAACTGTGGAAACCATAAACAACAAACAGAAAAAGTATTTTGTTTTAGGATGTGTTTTTAAAGGTGGGGAAAATAAAATAGGAGAATTGATTTGTGATGTTCCTATTTTGGGAGATTTTTCTTATTTAGAAAATTTAGATTTGAGTGATATTAAATTTGTGTGTGCAGTTGGTACTCCTGAAGTAAAGAAACAAATAGTAGAGGATATAAAAAAATTAGA